TATTTGTCAACGTCAAACTCGACAATCATGTAGCCGGAGGACACAAAGCGCCGGGCAAAGCCGATAAAAACACCGCTGGTCTTGAGAAAAGAAAAGGCGTTATCATCCTGGGCATAAACGGGGCAGCCCACGTCAGTGATGACAGCACCTGTGACGGCCAGTTTGACCGCACCTTTACGGTGAACGCGCACGTTGATGGCGGCTGCCGCGCCGGCGGAGTTGTCGGCCTGTTTCTCGGCAAAGCCGGCAAACTGGTCCGCGCTGGTCAGGGGCCGGGCGTGGCCGGAGGCCTTGACCAGGCCGACGGCGGCGCCTTCATAAATAATGTCCGAAGCGATGACCGCAAACTCGTTACGGTCGCCGATCTCGAAGTCTCTGGCCGTGTCTGCTGATAAGGTTGTCATGTTTTAACCCTCCTTGAAAATTTTAAGGATTTTTCCTTTTTATGGTTTTGGGATTTACTTCTTTTCCCGGTTTTTGAGATATTTTACGTTGCCGGCCTCGCGGGCCTGCTCATATGCCTTGTAGGCTTCAAAGTCGTTGCCAAACTCGCTGCGCAGCTTGGCGTCTTTTTCCCAGGTATCTTTGACACGCTCGTCAAAGGGTTTTTCCTGATCCGGCGGGGTGGTACCCGGATCCGGAGGGGTGCTGTGGTTGACCGGGGCAACGGTGTCCTGGTCGAGTTTATCCTGTGCGTCGAGACGGATCTTTTTTTCAGCCTGGAGGACTTTGACGGCCGCCTGTTCGCCGGTGGTTTCGCCGTCGAACATGAGACTTTGAATCAAATCCTCGTGGCCGGGCATGGCCTGGGCCTGGACAGCCTGGATACGCAAACGCTCTCTTTCGGCGCCCAGATCTTTACCTTCTGCAAAAATCGCCTTGACGAGGTCCGGATGATCGTTGCGCAAAGCTTCCAGTGTGATCACCGGAGGTTTGGTTTTGTCTGTCGGCATGGGTTTTCCTCCTTGTGTTTTGTCCGCCGGATCGGCGGGAGTTTTTGGGCCCGCATAGTGTTTGAGGGATTCGGGCACGTTTTTATAATTTGTAAGTGAATTAAATACGTTCATATTCTGGGGTTCGGCGGCGCCGATGATGGTGTCTGCAAAGCCGAGCTCGACCGCCTCGGCGGCCATCATCCAGGTTTCGTCGGCCATCATGTCCGATATCTTTTGTTCCTCCAGGCCGGTCTTGGCATTGTAAACGCCGACCAGGCTGGACTTGACCTTTTCCAGTAAGGCGGCCATTTTGTGCATTTCTCCTGCGCCGCCATAGACGCCGCCAAATGGATCATGAATCATCAAAAAGGCGTTTTCGGGCATCTCCACCGTACCGGACATGGCGATGACAGACGCTATGGAGGCGGCCAACGAATCGATTTTGACCACAATTTTAGCCGGGTGCGCCTTGAGGGCGTTGTAGATGGCCAGACCGGCGAACACGGATCCGCCGGGGCTGTAAATGTGCACAAAGATGGTTTTCACCTGCAAGCGGCGCAAATCGTCGACGATGTCCTTGGCGTCAAGTTCGTCCCAATAGTCGCCTATAATGCCGTACAAAAACAGGTCGGCCGTGTCGTCACTTTGATTGCGGATCTCGTATTGGTTTTGCTGCATTTTCAACCTCTTTCAGTAAACCGTCATTGAGCCGGGCGCTGCGCTCTTTGACTTGTTGTTTGTGATTTTTCTCCCAATCGCCACCGGTGAGCTGTGCCGTTTCGGCGGCCAGGGTGGAAAGGCCGCTGTCCACGCGCTCCTTGGCGGCCTTGACCTCCACGGCCTCGTTGATCTGGCCTTTGGCCGGCCCGATGAAATCACATCCCAGATAGGCGGCGCGGGTGGCAGGATCGCTCAAAAAACCGGGGGCGGCGATGCGGCCGGCGGCCACGGCCTCGTACATCCAGACCTCGTAAACGAGCCTTAAAAAATTGTCCGTAAGCCAGCGGCGCTCAGACAAAACATATTTCCACAGTTCAAGCAGGGCGGCGCGGGCGGCGGAATAAGAGGCGGTAAAGTGCTTGACCAGGACCTCGAAAGGGAGCTCCAGGGCCACGCCCACCTGGCGCAGCACGGACAGGACAAACTGGTCAAAGGTGGAATTGGGGCGGCCGGGGTTGGTATCGTGCACTTTCTCGCCCTTTTGCAGCTCCAGAATGAGGCCGTTTCCGAGCTTATAGTCTTTGTCCGACGTTACGGCGCCGGTTTCATCTCCCATGTTTGAGTAATCAAAACCGCCCATACCCATCTCGTTTTCGATGAACACGGTAAAATATCCGGAAATGACGGCGGCCATGAGTTCGGCGTCGGTGTACTTGCCGAGCTGCTTTAAGGGTTCGATGACCGGGGCCAGGTCGGGCACACCGCGACTTTGGCCGGGCCGCGTGGGGTTGAATACGTGAATCACGTTGCGCAGGCCGGAGGCCGCCCCGAAAGCGGGCACGGTGTCCCATTCCTGGGTGGCAAAGCCGATGTTACCGGGGTGATGTCTCAATATGTGATAGTTGATAGGGGCGCCCTGGGTGTCTTTTTGGACCCCGCCGGCCAGGGTTTCGGTATCGGCGGCGTTGTCTTTGTTGGCCAGGCGGTCGGCCTCGATGATCTGCAATTTGAGATCGTAAGGGGATCCTTTGCGTTTTACGCGGGGCAAAAGGACCAGCACGTCGCCGTTTTCTTTTTGCTGCTGGTAGACCTGGCGGGTGATCTCGTGGCCGTTTAAGGTGCGGGCCACGTCGGTGTCTTTGGACTCCCAGAAAAGGCGCCACTCGCGCTCTGTTTTCGACTCCCAGGTGTCGGCCTGCTCGTCGGTGAAGGCCAGGACATCGCGGTCGATACGCGATTGCAGGCGCAGGCCGGCGCCCACCACGTTGGTGACCTTGGTCTTGACGGCGCCGGTGGCAAGCGGGTTGTTCCGGAGCAGATCGCGGCTTCTTTCGCGCAGGGTGGGCAGGTCGGTCAAAATGTCGGTGTCAGCATCGTTTCCGAAGGTGGACCACTCTTTTAGGGCCCGGCGGGTCTTGCTGGCGCCTTCGTAGGCGTTGGCGATGGCAAGCACCATGCGCGATCGCAGGCGCCTGGCGCCGGCGGCAGGGAAAAAATAGCCGATAGCACGGTCAAGGGGGTTTGGCCTGACCAGGGGCCGGCGCGGCTTGACCTCCTTCAACATGGGGTGCCCCCGGTCAAGCGGATGCCGCCGCGTGTCAAGCGGATGACCTGCTTATTCCAAAAGGTGATGCGGTCACCGATAAATTTCAGATCGGCGCGCTCAAGCGATCGCTCTCCGATACGGTAGCTCTGGCCGGTCTGGACCGCCTCCTCGGCTGTGATCCATTCTGAGAGCTTTGTCTCGGCCTGTGCAAGTGTGATTCCGGGCATGTATTCCCCCAAATATGGTTGTGCAAAATAATTGCAAACACCATATCATGGGGTTTTGGGGTGATTTCACGCTTTGTATACGTTTTGTATACGTTTTATATATGTTTTTTATACGATATTACTATTGACAGGGTTTTGGGGAGGGGAAAGAGGAATAAAAAAATCCGCCCGAAGGCGGATTTTAAGAAAGAAATGAAACGGATTTAATGATTAAGGAGTAATTTTTTTCATTTTATCAAACTAGCGCCGATTCCAATCACGAGAGCAATAAGGATTGCAAACAAAAGATTCTTTACCCAACCGATGTCGCTTGCCATCTGTTTCAAATTGAATACTATAGCACCACTTTGACACATCCGGTCACAAGGTAATGACTTTATTATATTTGGCTTCATAATAAAATTCATTCCGCATCATCCGGAATCTGTTTCATGCGCACATTTGTCCGTTGCTGAAAAAAGCGATCGATGTTGTCGACGTGGGCATACCAGAGCCCATCAATAGTGCAGGCGGGCATTCCCATTTTTACAAATTTCAAAAACGTGTGCCGTGAAATGGGGGATCCATCTATCCGAGACAGATACGCCATGATGGCTTCGGCGCCGATGAGCACCTTTTTGGGTTGAACGGCGCCGAATGCCTCGGTCAATTTCTGGAGTAGCTGCTTTTCATTCATTGGTTAATCCGTCTCACAGGCTGAGTTGCGGCGTTTTTTCAGCCGTCAACTCAAGCGACTTGTTAGCCCAACCTATTGATTTACCTTCTAGAATACGATTTATTAAAAAAAAGTGAAAAAAAGACTTGACATCTTGATTGTAAAGATATATATTATAATCAAAACAATAAAACAGGAGGTAAAGACAATGAGAGACCAAATCGTAACCATCAACATTATCCCCTCTGACTACACAGGGAACCCACGTGACGCTCTTGGTTATTACTGGGCAAATTTCGCCGATAAAATCCCCGGTGAAGATATTGTCTTGGAGCACGACCCCAAAAAGGGCGTTGCATGGATAGCTTATCTGATGGACAGGTTCGGCGAGGATGTGGAGATCCACAACCATAATAATTACGGGTGGCTTAAAGACACGCCGGGGCAGATTATTGCCACGTTTAATTGCATGTGGTGCGGCGGGGTGTCCGGTGTCGTCTACCAGCCTCATGCTGGCACTACACCGCCGGAGGGTTTTGACCATAAACAGACTGGCGATTCTCTCGCGGATACAGCCGCCCGCGAGAAATTGGCGGAGGATATCGATCTGATGGAGATGGATGAGCTGCACAAAAATCATCCCGGATATTGCACCAAATGCCACAGCTTTTGTTACGGGGATTGCGAAGCAAATTAATCTATTTTCGGGGGCCGCGCATCCTACACGCGGGAAAGGATACAATATGACAGACCAATGGAAATCAATTGGATTGTATGAGCACCCGGTAAAGCACCAGGCCGGGACGTATGGCAACGTGGTATTATCGACAGCGGGGGTGTACGCCCTGCTCGTCGGCGTATCGCAGATGTCCTGCCCCCAGGGCTGGGCAGCTAAAATCCACAAAGAGGAAGGCGATGAAAAAGAAGCTGCCATTATCATCCGCAACGTGCCCGAGTCCATCCGTCGCAATCTCAAGGCAAAGGCAGCCCTGGAAGGTAAGTCCATGCAGGGGCTAATCTTGGAGTTAATCACACGGTATGTCTCAGGATAATCTTTCATCTTTACCCACGGCCCCGGTCCTCCGGGGCTTTTTTATTTAGATGTTTACCAGGCGCTCTCGTTCGCCCTCTGGGAATATTTCAAGCGGGGTCTTGCCGGTGAGTTCGACACCGGATTCAAGCAACAGCTTGACCAGCTCCGATTTTTTACAGCTTTCAAACCTGCCGCGTTTTTTGAGCAGGACTTCATATAGGTAGTCTTTGGCCTTTTTGTCCTCGGTGATGCCGTGGACCTGAGCAAAGGAGAGGAGCTCGGCCTTGGTCTTTTTTTTGCAGTACTCCTCATCGATGGCAAACTCCCGGCCCAGATCGATACCAACATATTTGGCGATTTCGTGCCGGTGACCGTCGTCATGGCTCTGTAAAACCACCTGGGCGGCGGCCTCGCGGAAGGCCTCCATGATCTGGTCGCGGTCCATCCGACTTACGGCTGCAAACAGGTCTTTATGCGAGATGTGATAATATGTTGGGCGCTCCCAACTTTCAGTATCTTCAGGGGGCGGTTCTTTCAGGCCAGTTTTTAACGAAAACCATTCATGGAGACCGTTATTGGATTTCAAAAGAGCGAAAAGCGCGAGCTGGTAATTACGCTCATCCTCGTTGTCGATGACCGCGATTTTCTCCGGGAGCGTGGCCTGGTAGAACTTTTCGCGGAAGTGCTCCCCGTGCCAGGTGGGGCGCTTGGACTCGCCGGAGGATTTTGAACCGGATACGGTGCTGCGGGATTCTACTTTAAAACATTTTTTGTCACCGATGCAGGCCTGTGGAGTGTTTTCGCTGCCGTCCACACTTATTAAGGTTACAAAATGCTCGCACGTATGGCATGCTTTCTTTGCGCGGCGGGCGTAGCCGAATGACTCGTAATCGTTCCAGCCAAAATCCTCTCTGAATCGGAATCCAACGGTTTTATTGGCCTGGTGATACTTGCTCTTTTCCCAATTTGCCAAAAGCCAGTTGTTTTGCTGCTGCTTGAAACAGCGCGGATCGAGACAGGACTTTTTCTCGCCGTCCAGGTCAAAAAGCTTTTTCTGTACGTCGCTGTTGCGCTGGCAGGTGGTGCAGCCGGCCTTTTTCAAGTCAAAAAGGGCATGTTTGAGGGCCGGGGCCCTGCTGTCAATCTCGCTTTTGAGCTCCTTTACGGTCGTGGTTTCGCCCCGACGTTTAAAGCGCTGTCTTATTTCGAACAATATCTTGCCGAGCAAAGGCTTGTTATTCTTTACACGGACGAGCTGCTCAAGGTGGCCGTAAAGGAACTCGCCCTCATCCCACATCTTGAGCACGGCCTTGGGGAGATCGAGGACGGCCACGCGCCGGCGGATGTAACGGGGGTGGATGCCGGTGCGCTCGGCCAGATCGGGGAGGGCCTCGTCGCCCTTTTTGTTCAGGTAGACGGCAAAGGCGCGGGCCTCCTCCAGGGGGGTGAGATCCTCGCGCTGCAGGTTCTCGATGGTCATGAGGTCGAAGGCGGCCGAGTCGTCGAGCTCGCGCACCATGGCCGGGATGGTGGCGCCGGTCAGGCCACCGTTTTGCCTGGCGACCTTGAGGGAGGCACGGAAGCGGCGCTCACCGAAAATGATCTCATAAGGGGTCTTTTTGGATTTGACCGGTCGCACCAGGATGGGCGATATGACGCCCTGCTTTTTGACGGAGGCCACCAGGTCGTTGAAAGTGGGCCCGGAAAAGCGCTTGCGCGGGTTGGCGGGGTTGGGTCGGATCCGGGTCAGGTCTATTTCTTGAATTTGCTGTGTCATGGTTATTCCTCCTCATATGTGAATGCCCCGGTTTAACACGCGGCGTTTCGACTTGGGCGGCGCTACGGCGTTGGGGGGCGGTTTTTGCTTCCAAAAGCGCAGCCCGATAATCTCGGCCGCCACCAGGTTGTAGACCGAAACGTCCCAGGCGTGATTGGCCCGGCCGGACATACATTGCCAGAGACCTTTTTCGTCCACATATTCGGCCGTCATCTGGCGCGCCCATTCAAAGGGGGTCTCGCTATGCAGATGCCAGGCACCTGGATCGGCCGGGGAGATCTCCAGGATGTTTGAAAGCCGGTTTTTAAAAAAGGTGGTGTTGGCGCGCAGAAGCTGCAGGCCGCCCGGGATCGGTTTGTTGGTGCCGGGGTAAGTCTCGAGCTTGGAATAGGCAAAAGGTGCGTTCATGCGCTGCTCGCCTTTGAGCGGAAAGCTGCGACCGCGGTGCAGGCAGCAAAAATCGTAAACCTCCGATGTGCGCGTACCCTCCCCGAGTGTCTCGCGCGCGACGCCTCCCATGGCATCGATGACCAGCATCTGCACCACGTATTTGCGGCCATCTGCATCGCGGTATTCGTCGTCGAACATGATTTGCTCCAGGGCCTTAAAGGTGGGGGCAAATCCTTCGCGCACCTGCCAGCTCTCCCGGGTCAGACCGTAGGCCCAGGCGCGGATCTCGTAATAAAAGCCGTTGGCCTGGGTGTCTGCCGCGCCGGTGAGACCGGCCACGCTGCCACCGGCCGGCACCAGCCCGCGAGGGCGCTCGTCGGCCAGATTTAGAATGGCATCCTCGCTGCGCTCCACGGTGTAATCGCGCCACGGTTCGGCCTTATGGGCATTGAGAAAGTCCTTGAGCTTGCTTTTGTTTTTGAGACCGCGCAAAAAGGCCGCCGCCGGCTCGTTCAGGCTCACGAAGAAGGAAAGCCAGCTTGGCAGGTGAAAACCGATCTTACGCGGCCGTTGCGCCTGCAGATAGTCAAAAAGCTCCCGGCCGCTTTCGCGCTCGCGCCATTCACCGGCGCGTACGGCGCGGTCGCGTTCGGCATCCCCCCAATGCTGGTCGCAATGCGGGCATTCATACCAGGCCAGGCCCTTGGACACGACCCGCTCCGGATCGCGCTCGCCCTCGGGCCATTTGATCTGCTCAAAGGTCATCAGATGCAAAACGCCACAGGCCGGACATTTGACATGATAGTCAAATACGGCCTGGGCCTCCGTGGTAAGGGCCAGCCAGATGGGACCCGTTTCGATCGTAGGGGTTGAAATCTTCCAGATCTTGCGGTTCCAGCGGTAAGTGGTGGTCCGTTTTTCACCCAGCGAAATGGGATCGGCCTCTTTTTTGCCGGCCGTCTCGGGATATTTGTCGCATTCGTCAAAAACCACATAGCGAATCGGTTTGTTGGCCAGACGCGCGGCTGAGCGGGCCCAGGCCAGATAGATGGGCATATGCGACAGATTGACACGCATGCTGCTGACATCGTCATCCACCCCGGTCAGATAGGAGCGCAGGCGCGGGGATGATTCGATCATGGGCTGAATGCGATCGTTGCAGTTTTCGCGCGACGTATCCCGGTCCGGGTAGACGTACAGGACCGGACCCGGGGCGCGGTCGATGACATATCCGATGCAGTTGTGCACCGATTCGGACTTGCCCGTCTGGGGCGCGGCGCATACGATGATCGTCTGCACGGATGAGAAGAAGGCCGCGTCCATGATGCCGGCCAAATAGGGCGTGGCTTCGTTTTTCCAGGGCCCCGGCAACGGCCCCGCAGTGAGCATGCGGTGGCGTTCAGCCCAGGCGCTGGCAGGGATTTTTTTGCGCTTGCGCAGGACTTTCTTTTCGGCGCGAGTGAAACCGGTGGTGATCTCGATGCGGCCTTCCAAAGCCAACTGCGCTTGCAGACCCGGGGGGAGCCAGGACGGCTTCGTAACCGTAATCGATGTGGTTTCAAGAGACATTATGAGCCTCCGTTTCATCCTCCAAAACGATCACCTGATATCGGTCCATGGTGGCGAACTCGTTCAGCTTTTCGTCCAGATCTTCGTTGATGGTATTCAGGAGGCGGGGCCGTTTTTTGATATTGCCGTCCACCAGGGCGATCCAGTCCGCGATTCGGGTTTGGGCCATGTAGCGCAGGCCGGCTTCCAAAACCGCCGTACGCGCGGCCAGTTCCTGCTCGAAAGCGGTCCGCAGGATGTATTTACCCTGATTCACTTCACGCTTAAAGCGGATCTCCTCGGTCTGCTCCAGGATCTTGTCCAGCTCGGCCTGGGCTTTTTTAGCCAGGATCTCGGGGGCGTCGCCGCCGGGCCGGTCCGGTTTTTTTAACCCGGCCACCGTAATGTAAACCATGAGATCTTTTTCGAGTACGCTTCCATCGGGTTGGACTTTTAAAAGCTGCTTCGGTCCGGGAGCCGCATCTTTGTATAGCTTGCTTTTTTGGATGATCCCCCTGTTTGTCCCGTAGCCGAGATGCTGTAAATGTTTCAGAGCCTTCATGCGGTCATCGAAAAAAGGCTCATCCTCGGCGCCGCTTAGCATCCGGGATGCTTTTTCCAACGCCGCCAGGTTGCCGGCGTTGGGATCCTCCTCGACCCTGACCCGGGCCTTTTCCTTGGCCCGGGTCAGGACCTCAATGTCGGATGATGGTTTGGTTTTGGTGATAATTCCCTCCTTTAGCGCATGGAGCATGGCGCATAGCGGGTTGATGATGTTTGGTTTTGCTTTGTGCTCTGTGCTATGCGCTTAGCGCCATGCACTTTGCGTTCAAACCGCAATCAATGCCGGTTTTTTGAGCCGGATGTCGATGTAGCGCACGATGCCGCTCTTTACCTTTTCGAAACGCGCCCCCATGATTTGGCCGAAGCGGCGCTGGGACAGAATCAATTTGGCGAATCCGCTTTCACGGCAAAAATTGGTATAGGCCTCGTACAACACCGAGGCGCCCACCTGGGCCCCCGGCTCCACCACGCAACAGGTCGTCACGAAATCGGCCGCCACATCCTCATAATCGTAGCGGTCGGCCTCGCCCGCGGCCGGATACGCCCGCGCATCGAAAAAACGCTCCGCTTCCAGGCTTTTGATGCAGTCGTGGCCGGTCATGCGCTCGACAGCCGCATTGGCGCTCAAAACGGCACGCTTGCGGCCCATGCCCATGCTTTTGGCGATCTGGATCTGCGATTTGAACAGCATGGTGATGGCTTTGGAATCCTTGGCCACCTGGTCCAGGGAGTTGTAGCGCGGATCCGGGTCGCCGGCCGGGTGAAAGTGGTTAAAAAGGACCTGGTAGCACTCTTTCTGGTACTGGATGATGGTATCGCGCTTCTCCGGATCCAGATAACGGGCGGCGTTGATCTTGAACAGCCAGCCGTTGAGGTACCGCAGAGGGAGGCAGACCATCTCTCTGACCTTGCCGTCGGCCCCAACCGTCTCCGTTATGGAGACAGTTGAACTCAAAACGATATCTCTCATCACCATCTTGTGATGCACCTTCCACTCCAGACCCATGGCCGTAACCAGGGGCCGCATGGGCACCAACCTTTCACCGTTTTTCTCGATGGCCATCAGTTGATCGCCGTGGAAATCGACCGTGGCCACTTCCATTTTAGCGTTTGTCATGGATTCACCTCCTCTGTGTCGAGTTCGCCCATAATGGCGCGCACCTTCCAGAACGTTTCGATCAGATGCGGCACCGCATGGTCCGGGTAACCGTGGATTTTACCCACCACATGAAGCGTCAGGGACAGGGCGCGCTCCGTCAACGTGTCTTCGTCGGATGGGGTTTCGGGTTTGGATGGAACTTGAATAGTGCCTTTGGGAAAGGGGATCGCCTTGGGCGCAGATCTGCGCCGGGGGTTTTTTGACATGGTGGAACCTCCTGTATTTTGACAGTTAATCACAGGGGCACCAAAACAAAAGTGCCCGATCCGTGTCAACGCTACAGGTAGCGCTCCAGCCGTTGCCGGTACTGGCGGATCAGGCACACAATAATCCCTTAAAACAGCTAACCCCCTTTCGTTGCCGGATTTTACCGTAGGCCGGGGGCGCTCCTGTATTTTGACGCCCCCAGCGTGCCACAGGTTGTGGTTGTTTGTCAAGCGGTAACAATTTGCAGTCATTTTTCGCATGTGATAACGGTTCCTTAATTCATCTAAAAAGGAGGTTCATTGTGTGGTACTATAAAACCCAAATCGGAACGTTCCAGATCCGCCCGGGCGAATCCGGTGTTTTCGATCTTTGGATCCATGACGACAAACTGGGTTCATATCTTTCGCCTGTGGCAGCCGCCGATGATGTCTATATGCAAGTCACCACTTGCAATGAATGGGATGCCCTGCCATCGATCGACCAACCAACGGATTTAAGCGAATGGACTAAAGTCCCTTGATTATTTTTTCAAGATCGTCGGCACAATTCATACAGACTCTTGAAGCGGCCCGATGAAAATTTGTCATCGCTACATCCTTCACCACATTTTCATAGTGGCATACCCGCTCATTGTGCCTGGCGGCCAATTTGCGCCATTTCTCCATCAGAATAATTAGTTCTTTTTTCATAATTCCATATAAAAAAGGTTTTTTCCTTTTTTCGTTTAAATATACATCTGGCTCTTTTTGTTGACTATTTTCATGTATTTTGACTATGTTTCGACAATATCTGATTAAATCCTTTGTTTTCGTTTCAATAGCCATTGTCTTTTCCTTTCATAAATGTTTTTACTTCAAGCCGCGCCAAGGCCATGACGCTCGGTTTGAGCTCCCCGGGAACTTCTTTGTATCCGTGCTTATTCAGCATGAACAGCTCGGCCCTGGTTACCAGCATCAGGTTCGACAGTTGGAAGTTCAACTTGTCCCCATCTTTGAAGATGACCACATGGCCGGCCGGCACAGGACCGTGTGCCTGCTCCCAGATATGAACATGTTTAAGCTTGTATCTTGTCGGGAAACCGGTGTACGGATCGCGTTCGGCCACCTTGATCAACACATAGCCGTCTTTGGAGCAGATCCTCTCAGATCCCAGGGGCTTTCGGTTGGGAGGGACGTTGCCCTTCCGAAAGGTGGTTTTGTTTGCACCGGTCAAACCTTTGGTGCCCGTGTTCCAGGGCTTGTTTCCCTTTGTAAAATGGCCTGTCCGCCCTGATGTGATGCCCCTATTACCCACGAAAGTTTTGATCTGTGCCGGCGTTATCGCGGTTTTGAATGTTTTATTGAACAGAGCGGCCATTTCATCCCTGCCCCGGCCCGCATAGTTATCCCGGATAAATTGGCTTTGCTCCGGAGTAAATAGACGAACCCGGTTGATCAGGCGGTCTTTATGCTTACGTCCGCAGGTGATACGATGATTTTTCAAGGCCGATGCTACCTGCACCTCGGTCTTATCCGTGCCGAATTCTGCGTTGAAGGCCCGTGTCAAATCTCGTACATTCATCGACTGATACCCGGTTTTCAGAAACCGCAGATATTCCGGCGTCCATTTAAACCGCATCTTCATCCTTATACCCTTCAATACCCAGCATTTGCGGCGGCGTGGGGATCAAACACTCGTGGATGGCCACCTTGGCCTTCAGGGCAAGATTGGCGCCGGCAATAATCTGCGTGGCCACCTGGCTGACCGCTTTGGAGCGGTTGATTTCCTGATTGAGTGCATCCCCGGTCAGGTCTTCATCATTTAGCCGTTCCATCTGTTCAAACAAGTGATTGTTCAGATCGATCAGTTTGTTTTTCATATTAATTACCCCTCTTAATGATGATGAAATCTGAAGGTTGGATCGTAAGAAATAATGTCTCCATATCGATATTTGTGCGCCAGGTACTTTGCATTGAATCCGAATTTACATTCATCGCTGCATAGTACGGACCAAAGTTTGTATGTAAACGATAAGCAGCGCATGGAACGATCAACCTCTGCCTTTTCTTCGGTGGTTGCCTGACGTTGATAAAGGGTACACCCTGATCGATATCCCTTTGCTTTCAACGACCGCTCCGGCCACCAACCATATATGACAGCAAAATTATATCGTTTGGATCCTGGCGTTGATACGATTTCTACTTCCAATTATTTCTCCGCATGTTTTGTCATCGTCTCCCCCCCAGGGGATGGCGTCAGTCCACCTGCGGGGAATCGAGCCGGCTTCAAAGACTTCACAGTCGGCAATATCGATTTCGGTTTCGAAATCATTCAAAACATCCACGGCCTCAAACTCATTCTCGGCCATGACGTAAGTCGTTGCCTGGACTTCATAGTTGAGCGCGGGGTTAGGCTCGCTCCCAATATGAAAACGAGCAACCGGATTTGTTCCCTTTCTGAAAATGAAAAGCCGCTATTGCAAAACCAAAAGGGAACCCAATCTTAGTGCCAACACCATAGAAGCGAATATGTTTAATTTCACCCCATGATTTTAACAACATAACCAACCTGTTAGAGATAAACGGCTTATTAGCTGGAAGTAAATAGACGATATTTTGGGCTATCTCCAACGAATGATAAAGCCATTTAAAAAAACCTGAATATGGTGGATTGCTAATAATCCAATCTACAGAGGTATTATAATTGTAAAAATCAGAACCCTCTTGAATTTCGCAGAAATCAACCCCACTTGGTAGACAGTTCAGAAACACACCTTCCCCTTTGCATGGCTCAAGTATTTTTCCTGAAGGGTTAAAAAAAGACACCATATCCTCTGCAACTAAGTTTGGGGTATAAACAACATCTTTAGGATTGCTTAATTCTGGAAATAATTTTTGTTGATAATGTGTCATAAAATAAAAGAGCCTAACAGGCTACTGCTGAAGGGCTTATGTTTAATTTTTCCGCCACTTCTTTCTTTAAAAAGCCTTGCATTCTATTTTCCTTCAATTTTGAGTTTTCTATTCCTTAGTCATCCTTCTTTTTCACTGCGTTGCAGTTACAATCTTTATTTCTACATTTTCCCCTGTATCCTTTATGCTCGCGTGTATAATGCCCACAAATACACTTTGGTGCCTTTGCCGCCCGGCACGTTTTGCAGTACCACTCCTTATGCAGCCATTTCTTGAGTGCCCACTTTCCACGGTATCCGCTGGGGGCCTCACATTTTGAGCAGACTACTTCGATAACGATCCTTTTTTTTATAATTGTATGCGTTTTTATCTTCATTTATTTTGATATTTTTACATTCAGGGTGGCGCGGTAGACCGGCTCACCGTTTATGGCCACAATATCGACCTGTTGAACATTGGGCCAAGCCCGAACCGGTGGTGTGGAACGTAGGGCGATGACCACCAGACAAAGGGCGATGACAGTCAAAACGATTTTGGTGTAAAGATCGGGTTTCATGGGGTGTCTCCTTTCAAAATGATGTTATGGCCGGTTATTATTTCTTCCGGATGGTCGATAAGATACGCCGTGACCTCCGGATCAAAGAAGATCAGCTCGGAAATTTTCTGCGATGCGGCCCAGTTGTCCCTGGTCCAGCGGGAAGATTCCAAAAGCGTCAACCGTTTGGGAGTGGCCCTGATCTTGACCGGGTATTTCCGCAAATAGCCGGCCAGGGTGCATACGCCCTCCGGCAGTTCGGTTGTTTTTGCACCCGTATCCTCCGTGTCTGCTAGAGATTGCGCGTCCCCCTCTCTTTCATTATCCAAAGCGGACAATCCAACCCGGGCCTTTGCGGGAGGTGGGTGAAACGAGCGCGGAAGAGCGGCCAGAACCCACTGGCGCAGGTCGACGCCGGCCTGGTGAGCCTCGCCGGGGTCCTTGCCCTTTGGTACCGGCCAGCGCTCGGCGTCAGGGAAGACCTCCCGCCACCATCTCTGGGCCTTGGCGCCGGCGGCGTCGTAATCGAGCGCATTTAAAATGACGGCTGCCTTCTGTAAAAGCTCAATAGTTGATGCATCCGGGCGGGCGGTGGCAGCCCCCAGGGCCACCGTGCCGACGACATCGCCGGCGAGTTGATCAATCAAAAACGCATCGAGTTCCGATTCCACTACGATGTACGCCCGGCTGCCGTGCCGTAAAACCATCGTGCGCATATCCGACCCGGGGATATTGTAATATCTCGGCTCTCCCTCCGGACGTCGGACCCGGATCCGGATCGCCTCGTCGTCTTTAATCAAGGGAATGATCAGCCCCTTCGGGATCCATAGCCGTTTTTTGCGTCCGTTGTCTTTCAGCTCTGTGGAAAGGCTCCAGCTCTCACGCGGCCGCCATAGATCGCGGCCTTCTCGGCCCGGGTTCCAGCCGATGCTGTACAGGTTTATCGTGTGCGGCTGGATACCTCTGGCCTTGAGCCATTTTAGCTGATCGACATCCTGTTGAAGCGACTCATGGGCCCATTTTACCAGAGCGGTGGCTTTTTCGCGCCATTTTGCGGGAGGCAACGGGACGGACGGCACTTGCACCGCAGAATCAGGAGCAGAATTCATTCTAGGTTTCTCCCGGTGCTGCGGCGCCCGGGGCATATGCGGCATTGACCGGCCGGCTTTCGTTTCCGGAATAACAACTCCACAGCGATCGGCCAGTCGCTTGACCGCCTCCGGAAAAGTGATCCCCTGGTTTTTCATCACAAAATGAATAACGCCTCCGGATTCACCGCAGCCGAAACAGTAAAAGAACTGTTTGTCTGTGCTCACACTGAAGGAAGGCGTCTTTTCATTGTGAAACGGGCAGCAACCAAAATAATCGCGGCCCTGTTTTTCAAGGGGCATTACCTCGGATATGACCTGCAGAATGTCCGAGGCCGTCTCCACTTCGCGTATGGTTTCGTCGCTGATGTGCATGTTTCAATCTGGACTTTGGTGGACTTTCAGATTTCAAAAGTCCAACTTTTATTGTTTATTAACTCAGATAGTTATTTTACTTTTGGACTTTAGGGACCTTTTTTCTATAAGTGTGAGAGATAAAACACCCCTAAATTCATTTTTTGCCCTTATGGAAAAATCATCCCGAAAGTCTCAAATTGGCCCCAATGTTTTGAAAATAAACAAAATTCAGTCTGGACTTTCGGTGGACTTTGGCCGGACTTTCGGGACTTTCAGTCGATCAAAAGCCCGATGCCCACATAATGCTGGGTTCCTTTCTTTACACGGTCAAACCGCATGCCCATCATGCGGCCGAACTGTTTGCGGCCAACAAAACCGCGTTTAGTGACATTTTCGGAATACCATTCCTTGAATTTGTCGAACAGATCCGCCGAAGGCGTCAAAGTCTTTGGGTCCTCATAGCAGCAGTCTTTAATAAACCCCTCTAAAATATCTTCCTCCTGGCGGTATTGATTCGTATCCTTGATGATTTTGGGCGGTGGATCCAAACCGATACGCTGCCACTCCAGACAGCCGCGCACCAGCCAGGCTAAGATCCCGGGGCCTTCGGTGATCAGCTTTTCTTTGAGCGCCAGGTCCGCCGGGCGCTCATGATCGTGAACCGGTTTATGCGTTACAAAGGAAAGCTCAAACTGGATCAGGTGAAGTCTTTTCCAGAACGCATTGTCATCACCGGTGGCTTGGGGCTGGTGATTGGTGAGCAGGATGACCATGTGGGTCGGCTCGAACACGGTCTCGTAGATGGCATGCGGGTTCCGGCCACGCAGTGTATCGCCGCCGGTTAAAAGTTTGACTTTCGATTGTGAAAAGCGGCGTCCCTGATCGGTTTCACTGGCAAAGGCGATTCGCAGGCCTTTGAGCGACATGATATCGGGGCTGGGTCCGGCTGAATTCTTCACGCGGCCCTGGTCCAAAAGGAGCTCGGACATAATCGGTGCCGCAAGTGGACCCATCACATGCTTTACGGTCTCGACAATGGTGCCTTTGCCGTTGAATCCGAGTTTGCCGAAAAAAACAGGCATGATCCTCTCATAGGTCAAGCCGGTGATGGAATAGCCTAAAAGTCGGTTGATGTAATCCACCATGGATTGGTTGCTGTCAAAAATTTCGGTAACAGCCTTTTCCCAGGCCGGCGCCGGATGGTCGAGTCCTTTCCATTCCACAGGACAGGCCTTGCTGATATAGTCATCTATCCGCCCGGGCCGCAGCCTGCCGGTCTGCAGATCGATCACGCCGTTTTTGCAGGCCAAAAGCCAGGGATTGGTATCCAGCTCTTCACCGGTGATGGCAATCGCATTGGATGGATTGGTATGTGCAAATTTTAGTGTATTGGTACGGCCCCGCTCCGATCGCAGCCGGCCGACACGCTTATAAATTTTATCCTGGGTCTCTTGCAGTTGCTGCGCGCGCTCCTTTTCTTTCTTCTTTATGG